TGAAAGTCACAGCAGTACCAGCAGTACCAGCACCAGCCCAAGTAGTAACCCCAGTACCAGCAGCCAAAGTCACAGTACCCGAAGAATCACGGTAAACCTCAACAGTGTCATACACAGCAAACACATCAGGGAAAGTAACCGTAAACGCGGCAGTGCCACCAGCAATAATTTTGCCACCAGCATTACCAGCAATCGCAGTATAAGCAGCTGTCACAGCCGTAGACACAGGCGAAGTAATAGTAGGCACAATGCTCTCCCACGCAGCCCCCGTATACTTCTCAACCGCGTTAGTGTCCGACAGGTACGAAATCATACCTTCAGAAACCGCTGTACCCAACGCAGACGAACGAGCAGCCGTACCCGCATAAACCTGAACAACCTGGTCTTGCAAATAACCCTGAACATTAGCGGCAGTCAACACCTCACCCGCAGTGAAAACCTTACGACCCAAACCAGCCATTACTTATCTCCTAAAATCCAAGGGCATTGCCCTCATCCAGTCTACCAAACACAATGTCATCAAGAACAAGGTAAGTGTAATCAATCGTATCCAAACCAAACACAATCTCATGCTCACCATCCACAGTCACAGCATGGTTAGCCCGCAACACTTCCGCATACTTCACAATGGCAGGGCTGATACCAGACGGGGTGAAAGTCACTTTGACAACATCACCAATCTCCACACCCAACAACTGTGTTTGCTGAGTGTCCGTCAAATCGTTTACACGAACAGTAATCTCATTGAACCTGTACTTTGGTTGCGAAAACTTGGAAGCCAAGAACACTGCAATGTCAGCAACCTGCGCATCAGACGACAACAACAAATCTGTTAGCGTCAGGTTGAAAATACCGTAAGCGGCCTGTGAGTCAGCATCAGTGACCGTAACCGTACCAGCAGTCACAACAGACGATGCAACAATTTCGTTAGCCAGGTTCTCAGAACCATACATTACAGACAAATCTTGGTAAGGGATACCTGTGCCATCATCAGCAAGTTGCACAGCACCAGTAGTAGTAGGTGCAACAGTTCTATCCAAGAAAGTGGCATAACCGTTCTTAGCAATAAAGAAACGACCCAGCTCAGACTGTTCAACCTTTTGCAAATACTGCAACACATTAGTGTCAGCAGCAATCACATCAGCACCCAAAGTAGAAACACCAGCATCAATGTTGCGTTGAGTGGCAGGCCATTGAACAAACGGGTCATCTAAGATGGCGTTCACACGCGCACCAGAAGATTGCACAGTGCTAGTGGTAGCGCCCAAAGTTTGGTTATTGAGGAACACGAAACCATCAGAGGCAACAAACACAGCAACAGCATCACCATTGGTTGTGTAAATCAGATTCCAGTCATCAATGACACCACGGTATTGAACAATCCCATTAGTGCTAATCCGAACTTCACGCTTAGGCACAATGTTGCCATAGAAAGGGGAAGCCTCAAAAGTGGGGTCAAATGCACGGCTACGGTTGTTCAGTTCAACAACGGCTTCACCCGAACTAACATTGCCCAAAAAGTCTGCCTTGCCGCGAGTAATCTCAATGCCACGCACATAACTGGTGATGTCCACAAACTGTGTACCACCCAAACCCCAGTCAGGGTTATCCAACTGTCCTGCTATCGGGTCATCCAAAACAAGGAACGGCCCACCAGCAGATGTTAAATCAAAACCAACCTCAACCAGTTCCGTCAACATTAGGCGTTAGCCCCAGTGTACTTAGCCAAAGCGTTAGCAATGTCTTGCCCAGTTTTTTTAGTATTCACACCAGCAGACGCAGACACATTCACATTAATAACAGTGTTACTCACACCCGTAACAGCTTTAGGATTCACAGCAGTCAACTCACCAGCAGTAGACCTAATCTGTGACATCAAACTCTTAGCCGTAGCCATCTCAGCTGCACCCTGGATTGTTCCCAAAGTGTCAAGACGGCTACGCAAATTAACCAACCTGTCAGACAACACCTTTTCAGAACCATCAATAGCAGTAGCGACATTAGGCACAGCAGCCAAGACGGGGGCTGGCACAGTGATTGTCGCAACCAAAGCATTGAACGCTGTCAGGAACGAGTTAGCCAAAGTTTCAGCAGCACTAACAAGTGTCGCTTCTTCAGCCAACAACCCAGCAATCAAACCCTTAGTGACATCAACACCAGCACCATACATTACCTGAGCGGTTTCCTCAGCAATCTCAGCACCCACAGTATTCAAATCATCAAACAGGGTGTTCAACTCTGTGATAGTCCCCGCACCACCAGCAATAATTTCCTGAGCAGTCACAGACCCAGCATCAACACCCGCATCAACAATCTGCTTATACAAGTTCTCATCAAGACCAAGACGGCGCAACTCTTTCAGTTGAACAGCAAACGCTTTAGTCTTAGCCAACACGCTCTGGAAGTTAGCAACAATGCCTGTAGTACCTGCAACATCCTCAACAGTGCGAGTAGTAGCAATAGACAAACCATTAACAATCTTGGTAACAGTCTGAGTAACCATTTTGGCCTGAGTAGAAACCAGGCTAGTAATGTTGCCCAAACCTGCAATAGACGCTTTAACATCCGCAATCAAACCCTCAGCAAGTGACCGTTTCTTAAACAAGTCATCACGCTGTTTACCCATAGCAATAAGAACAGATTTTTCTTTAGCCGCATAATCGGTAAGGTTCTTAGCTGCCGCCTCAGTGAGCGTCTTATCAGCCAAACCAGATTTGACAGTTTCAGCAATGTTCTCAAACGCACTAATGACCGCCTGCTCAAACTGACCAATGTCACGAGTAGCAGCCATCAAAGGTTTCACACCAGCAGACGCATCAGACAACGCTGTTTTAAACTTTGTCAACGACTCCACAGCATCGTTATACGCTTCAGTAATCTTTTCATTAGCGTCAATGATTGCATCACGCTGTTTGTTCAACTCAACAACCGCTTCAGCAACAGCCTTGTTCTGTGCCTGCAACGCCTTCTTAGCCGACTCAGCAGCCTTACTAACAGAATCCGCACCAGACTTCACACCCGTTTTAACAGGCGTAACAGACCCCGCCAACTTACGAGCAGCAGCAGCATCCAAACGGCGTTGCTTCAAAGCAGCAGCTTGAGCATCCGCGTTAGCTTGCAAAGCACCATACCGTGCATAAGCGTCACCCTTAGGCACAGCGCCACCAGGTGCAGCAAACACACGCCCAGTAATCTGACCCTGTTTTAGACCAGTAGTTTTATAAAGTTCATCATTTGCTTTTTTAGCATCCGCAGTCAAAATCACAAACGCAGCAGCCAAACCAATAACAGCAGCAGCAATAAGCACATAAGGGTTCAACGCCATTGTGCCGTTAAGAATGGCTATCGAAATCTGAACCAAATCAACAACAACTTTAAACGCCGCAAACGCTTTAGTGACAGCAAAAATAGTTAAAGCAACTTTGCCAAACGCAACCAACACATCATAGTTTTCTTTAACCCAAACAATGGCTTCACCAGCAGCAGTAGCAATGTCTTTGAATACAACCACAACTTTAGCCAACTCAACCTGACCAACATCGCTTGCCAAATAGGTTGCAACTTCCTGCAACGCAGGCAACAAAGCAACACCAATCTGTTCCTTCATGTCATCAAAAATGATAGCCAACCGTTGGAACGGGTCAGCGTTAGCAGCAGCCTCAGCAGCACCATCAAACTGTTTAGTCAACTCACCCATAGGGTCAGCCGCACCCTTAATACTAGGGACAAGAAGTTCCAAACTTTTCTTAGAACCATTTAGGTACTTACCCAAAGCCAGGCTGACAGAACCCAAATCTTTACCAGTACCAGCAGCAACATCCAACGCAAGACTGGTCAGTTTCGTTGCAGTCGCAACATCCCCAGTAGAACGAACCAAAGCCGCAAACGCAGGGCGAATCTCATCATCAGCAACAGACGACATAAGTTGCATCTTGCCAATAGACGACTCAACAGAACCAATCAGCTCATCATTAGCCCCCACAGTATTACGCAACTGATTAGCCAACAACGCCTGTGATTTACCATCCTCAACAGCAGCCTTAGCAGAAGCCCCCAACATAGCCACAACACCCGCTGCAGCACCAGCCACAGCCATGTTAAGGTTACGGCTGATACCTTTACCAATGTTGGCAATGTCACGCTGTGCGCGTTTCAGTTCCTTGTCATTGAATTGGGTAACAATGTTTAATCTAATAGCCATTAGAGTCTGTCCAACTTTCGATTAATAGCCAAAGCCGCAGTGTCAAGACTTTTCAGAACTTCCCTTTGAATGGCAGGCAAATCATTCTCAACAGGGCCATAAACATAACGAGAAGCCTTCTGACTGGGCTAGGCGCGACTATTACAAACAGATGATGTTTGACCAAGACTGGTTAGATGAGCGTGGTATCGGTTTGTGTTACATCCCGTACACCAAAGGGATTAGTTCAACTGAGATTAAAAAGCGTATGCGTTGGGGTGAGGTAAACTAGACCTATGGCTATTACTAACGGTTACGCAACGCTTGCTGAAGTGAAAGCGTCTTTGCGCATTACAGACAACCTTGATGACACACTTCTTGAAACGGCCATTGAGTCGGCAAGCCGTCTAATTGATGCTTATACCAGTCGCTACTTTTACAATGGTGGTACTGCTACCAAAGTTTTTGCAGCTCAGGATGATTGGGTTACTGTGATTGAGGATGCTCAAAGCATCTCTCAGGTTGCCACAAAGTTTCAGTCAACTGATACCCCTACTGTGTGGACTGCTTCAGACTTCCAACTAGAACCTTTAAATGGTCGCTCTGATGGCATTGTTAGCCCTTACACAACTGTCCGTGCTGTAAACAACTACTTGTTCCCACACTATGAGGGTGAAGCCTTGGTGAGTGTCACAGGTGTTTGGGGTTGGGCTGCTGTCCCTATCACTATCAAACAGGCAACTGTTATACAGTCCAGCAGAATCTTTAAACGACTTGACTCACCTTTAGGTGTACTATCAAGCCCTGACCTTGGGTTCATTCGTGTTGGTTCACGCCTTGACCCTGATGTTGCACAGCTTGTTGACTCGTATCGCATCATGAGAAACTTTGCATAATGGCTTCTATCACAGACCTCCGAACAGGCATCGCTAACAACCTGGCTACCATTGCAGGTTTGCGCACAGGGGCAACAATCCCTGACAACATTAACCCCCCGTTTGCTACCGTAAGCCCAACATCTGTTGACTTTCACAAAGCGTTCAACAACGGGCTAACAACATACAACTTCACTGTCACTGTCATTGTGGGTCGCGCCTCAGAGCGCACAGCACAAAACACCCTAGATGCGTACTGTTCTAGCACAGGTTCGTTGAGTGTAAAAAATGCGATAGAATCAGATAGGACATTGAACGGTGAAGCGTATTCACTAATTGTGACCAGCATGAGAAACTACGGTTCTTTAACCATCGGAGAAACAGTTTATTTAGCAGCAGAGTTTGACCTTGCTGTTCAAGCAGATTAGGAGAAATACAATTGGCTAAATCAGTCATCACTTCACGCTATGTCAGCCTTAACGGTACAGACATTTCAGCATCACTTTCAGGCGCATCACTAGAACTAACTGTTGAAGAAGTTGACAAAACTTCTTTGGGTTCTAATGGTTGGCGTGAAATGGCGGCAGGCCTCAAGGCTGGTTCGCTTACTCTAAACTTCCAGCAGGACTTTGGTGTTGGTGGCATTGACGCACTTCTTTACCCTCTATTGGGTACTGACGGTACTGTTGTTATCCGTGCCACTTCTGGCACTATCTCAGCAACCAACCCTGCGTACTCAGCAGTAGCTCTCATCTCACAGTACTCACCAATTTCTGGTGCTGTGGGCGACCTTGCAACATTTGATGTGACTTTCCCAACCTCTGGTGCAGTCACCCGCGCAACAGCCTAATCTAAGGAAACAACTTGAGAATCAACCTACGCGTCAAGTATTTTACTGGTGAACCTAAAGAGGTTACTTGTTCGGCAAGTGACTTGGTTAAGTTCGAAGATAAGTTCAACATTAGTGTTAGTCGCATTGAGCAGGATTTGAAGATAACCTATCTTCTGTTTTTGGCTTGGGCTTCTGAGTTTCGTACCAAGGCTACTGGTCTTGAGTTTGATGCTTGGGTTGACACTGTTGAATCCGTTGGTGCAAGTGAGGCAGCAGACCCAAAATAGTGGGTCTTGGCGATAGTTCCAGTCATTGGTTTATTGCCAGCCTCGCTTGTGAAACGGGGATTGCACCAAGTGTTTTATTAAATGAGTCTGACCGTATGTTGTGGACTATGGGCCGTTACCTGGTTTGGCGTTCTAAGCAATAGGCTGATGTTGGCTGAAGGGTAGAATGGTCTTATGGTAGATAGTGTGCAACTCATTGGGGTTAAAGAAACCTTTAAAGAGTTAAAGGCTGTCGAACCTACTGTTTATAAACAGCTTGTTAAAGACATCAGAAAAGCGGCTAAACCTGCTGCGTCTAAGATCCGTTCTGCTATTCCTGCTGTTGCCCCTTTGTCGGGCATGAACCATAATGGTAAATCTGCGTGGAGTGGTGTGAAGGTTAGTACGCGTGTGACCCCTAGTGGTCGTGCAGGGTTTGGGTCTACTGAATCCCGTCTGGTACAGATTCA